ATTCTAATCCAGACAAAACCTCTGTTTTTGGTGCATAGACTACTGCATCTCCCTGAATAAATTTTATATCTTTATTAGGTGGTGGTGAAAATTGTAAAAAACTATAAGTATTCGTTAGATTATTTAAACCGTCTAAATTTAATCCTGAAGTTGTTTCTTCTATAACATCAACATCAATATTATAATTTGGTAAAGAATTAGAAGCTACGTATCCATCTTTATCCTCGTCAGAATATACATTTAATACATCTGTGATTAATATACCATTACCCTGCTCAATTTCTACTCCAGAACTACTCGCTGTTTCTATAATTCTCCTTATATCATATGATTGATTTGTCACTGTTGTAAAACCAGCAACATTTTGTGTTGTAATTTGATTTAAGTTTGTATCAATACTTTTGACATCAAAACTTCCAACAATTACTTGCTCACCTCTTTTTAAAATATTAAATGAATCACCAACTTTTAAATTTGATTTATCAATTGGAGTTTTTAATGTAAATGTAGATCCATCAACTTCTACTTGGAATCTAGAACTTGTATTATACTTCCATGAATTAGCAAATATTTCTTTATAACTTAATCCTTGATTTTTTATTTTTTCACCTACATTTTTAACAAATATTTTTTCGCCTTCATTAACCAACCTTATATCAGATAAAGGAACTAATTCCGATAATACACCTGTAATTCTTAAATCAACTCTTTTTGATAAATTGCCATTTTCATAACCAAAAATAGTTTCATTTGAACGAATATCATCAGCAGTTTCAATATCAACACTTATTCCAGAACAACCAAAAAACTGATTTAGAGTTTTAGATGTATAATCTATTGAATTTTGTCCACTTATAATTGTGCCAGTAGTGCCAAACCCAACTGTAGAATCAACAGAAATAACAGAAGATCCAGATAAGGATGGTTTTAATACTTTTGTCTTACCAGGTATGGTAAATACACCCTCAATCAAATCACGGTCACTAAATCCAACAAAAAGAGATATTTTATAGTATGTTTTTTGATCTCTCCTTAAAATTTCTACCTCTGACACAGATGCATTTGTAGATAAGTCTGTGGATTTAAATATTGTTTGCCCTACTAAATTTTGAGGTTCTGCTGTAGTTGTTATTAATTCTGCAACTATAACTTCTCTACGAATAAATTCAGCACCAGAAGGTTTGATTAGATTACCTTCAAGATCTAAAATTGTTGATTCTACACCATATAATAATTTAAACAATATTCTTACAGACTCTTCTATACCCTTAGATTGGTAGAAAGACCTAGCAAATTTAACAAAATTCCCTACATCTATATTTTCCGAGAAATCATTATCTTCTAAACCAGGTAAAAATGTTTTTTTAAGTTTTTTGTAAAATTCTTGTAAAAATAATACAGATAAATTTGTTATAGTCTCACCAGAGTTGTGTGATTCTGCGGTTGTTTTTTCAAAAACAAGACTCTCTCGATTTATTTCAAGAAGAGAAGATGATATGCCAACATTATATCCAGATATTCCACTAAAACCACGAATACATCCTGTAAACGAAGTTGATGTGATTCCTGTATATGAAATAATCTCATCATTAATTTTTAACAATCCATATTCAGATGGAAATCCCTTTGTGCTTGCTACTGAAATTATAGTATCATCAGAATCAATATCAGATGATAATGTTGTACCTCCCGTAATTACTTCAGGAACTAAATTATCAGATTTTAAATATTGATCAAAATTACCTATTAAATCTGAAGGACCACCTTGAAATTCTTGAGATATGTAATATTGCTTGAAGAATTCAGCAGCGTTAGGAAAATCAGATACTACAAACTCAGGTAACTGATTCTCAATAATAGTATTGACTTTTATTCTTTTGTCAATTTGTGACATAAATTATTTCCTCTCTAAATCTCCATTAGAGTAACTAGAAGTATAATAATCTCTTGTGAATACCACACCTGATACATCTTCACCTGAAGCAATTACATCCTTAAACATATTTATTGTGCTTTTAGATACATCAAAATTTAAATATAAATCTTTCAAACCAACCACATCATTAGATTCTGGGAACGCTTGAACTTCTATAATATTATTTTGAGTATTAGTAGAAGTTATATTAATTGTATTCAAAATTACTTCACCTTTTTTGTAATCAACTATTCCAGCTTCTTTTACTAAAACAACCTGTTCATTCTTCTCATTCTTACTAACAACACTTAAAGTCCCTTTCATACTACCATCAAGATTACCAAATCCATCTTTATTAGGAACATCTGTTAAATATGAAGTTTGTGTAGATCCTTGTATGGTAAATCCAGTGCTCTTTATGTTAAATCCAGCTGGATTTATATAAAAACGATTACCGAAACAAAGTTCATATTGAGCAAATTGATTAAGTAAAGCTTTCATATCTCTTCTTATAATCACTTTTGTTATATTAGAAGTTATTCCATTATTAACACGATCTATTAAGGTGTTAATCTTACTATATTTAAATCTACCACCAAATTTGTTAATTTCAATATTATCAGCATATAGATTAAGTGATGTTACTATACTTGTTCTTAAATTATTTTCAGAAGCTATCTGTGCAGGGTTATAATAAATGGCAGAATTTAATTCTACATATAGTACCTTTAAATCAACGATTTCTGAATTTATACCAGCGATAGCGTAATTTTTTAATTTATTTTTAATTTGAGTTTTATCAAAATCAGACACATAAGTACCATTTTTAGGTTTAATACTAATTTGTACTTGTCCAAATTTAGGTGGGTCTAATTCTTCTCCTCCTACAACTGCTACTGACTCAGTTTGAGGAAAAATATTTTGAATTATTGCTTCATAATCTCTTGGTGTAACTGCTCTATATTGTGCTGAGTAAAGTCGAGGAGCAAAATACTTAATAGAAGACACATCTTCAACTTCGGCACCATTAGAAGCGTTTGATACAGTGGTTACAGAGATATTATCTGATGGTGTGAAGAGTGTTCCATCGCTCTTTGTAAACGATCCTTGGAAACTAAAATTAGAGGGACCATTTCCACTTTCTCCTTCAGTCACAATATATCTTGCAGTTATAACAGAGGCATTTTCTAGTTTTTTACCAAATAATCCATCACCAAACAATATTTCATATTTTTCATCTTGAACTTCTTGTGAAAGATAGATTTCAGAGTTTTTACCAATGTTTAATATATTATCTACCATCGAATATTTTCTACCAAGACCAACATCATTAGTCCCTTTAACATATACTCTTAATGTAGAGCTATCTATGTTAGGACTATCAATTATGAACCTTTGATCTACTGAAGAATCAACTCTATAAACCCTCTGTAATAAAGTTCCTTCATAAACGTTAATCGTATCATTAAATTGTGCAAATGAAGTTCCATTTATGTCTATTACTCTTGAAGATGTAATATCATCTGGAATTGAAAAACGATAAGTTGTATTTTCTGAATTACCTACACAGACTAAACCTGAACGTAGTGTTAAAAACCTTGGAGTGCTATCATTTGTGACACCTAAGTTAACATCACCTATGTTGATTGAAGCGATTGCAGCGGTTTTTGAACGGGGTACATAACCAATATTTCTTGCAAGTGAGACAACGTTTTCACGAATGGTTGCAGAGTCCAAAAATGACTCATTTGCAACTAAATTCGCATTAAAGGCATTAATATATGTGTTATATGCTAAAGTATCAATTAGAACAGAAAAGTTTGATCCTTCAAAATCAAAATCAGTGAAATTTGAGTTTGCACGGAGAAAATCTTTTATTTGTACTTTGATTTGATCAAAGTCTAGTGATGTAAACTGTGTAAAAGGCATATTATCTTGTCGGTTCTAGTATAAAGTCAAAAGATTGAACAGGAGCATCTAATCCAACTATTTCAAAAAGCACTTTTACTTGAAAAGTGTTTTGATCGGGTAGTGCATCAATCTCTACACCGATGTTTCCTACTCTTGGTTCAAAATTTCTTATAGTATTACGTATTTGGTCTTCAATTATCATGACTGTCGAACGTTCAAAGTTCTCAAATAGAGAATCTCGAATATCTGTACCTAAAATTGAGTTAAAAAACCTCTCTGTTGGTATAGTTTCGACCAAATTTCTCACTGATCTGGTGATTGCTCGCTCATTTGAAAGCACGGGAAGGTCTTTTGTCACTGGATGAGGTGAAAAAGACAAACTAATATCCTTAAATGCTCTTGATTTGCGTTGAATCGCCATATTAATGCTTTTAGATTTATTTATACCCTATCTTGCATAATCATTCATCACATAATCATCACTATCAAAATATTCAAGTATCCACCAACCAACACAACGTGGATTTTTTGCTCCACAGGTAAAAATATCAATGGCAACACACTGTTTTTCTGGCCAAGTGTGACAACATAGATGACTTTCTGCGAGTGAAACAGTGCAACTTACTCCATAGGGGTCAAATTGATGAGAATGGGTGTTAAGAACCTTCAAACCCTCTATCTTACAAGCATCTTCACACACTTGCTCTATTTTTTCCTTATCATTTAACTTATCAAAGGGCACATTATACACTTCAATTAGTAAATGAGTGCCCATGTGGGCATTTTTAACGTGTTTTTCCATCATTAATGATTTTGTAGTCATCTTCAAGTACCTCTTCAAGGTAATTTTTGTCCCAATAATCGTAATAATTGGTTTTTGCAAGTTTTTCTCTTGCTTCGGTCAACTCATTTCGTGATTGACACAAAACTAAGTTGTATTTTCCGTTATTTGTTTGTATTCCTTGTATGTATGTATTGGTTTTTCCGTGATCTGCGATGAATTTGTAGTCAGGATAGTTCCGATTATAGTCATCAACAGACTCATACAAGAAATTTGCGTCAATATCATCTTCGACTATGTTTATTATAACGTCAAAATCGGAATTTGGCACTATTTGACTCAATTTTTGTTCTTGAACACAAAAATTAGCACCTGACGCATAAGGACAGATGCTAAAATTACCTAATTCTGGTCGTATTTTGGATATTTCTTGTATCCAATGTAGTATGTACTTACTCTTCTCGTCTTTCATCAGGTGTTGTCCAGAAATAATCATCACAATCACCTAATCGACCCCAGTTGACATCATTCTCAACCTCGAAGATACGTGTTGATACCTTAAAATCAGGTATTTTAACATCTTGAGGTGTCATTGAGGTGTCGAAGATGCGACATCGGTTATTTGGATAGAGGCAATACTGACCATTTCGTAATTCAATAAGGTTAAATGACTTATGTTCATCAGGCATTTCACTTGTAGATGCATCAATTTGGTCAAAATCACCATGATAATTATCAAGAGTGCAAATATATTGTCCTTTTTGATTGCCAAAGTGTCTTGTACGCAGTTCCCATTCCATTGGAGCAACAAATTGTTTCACGATAACCGTAAAATCATAGTCCATACAGTTCCAAAACTGAAGATTGACCAAATCCATATCGGGATCTGGCGTTTTCGGAGAGGAGAGAAAAGCGCTGATTGGTAACTTATCATACATTGCACCATACTCAGGTAGATAAGTCTCAAAATAAAAGGCACGACCCTGTATTGATTTTGCAGTGACCCACAAGCCTTCGACAAATTCACCATGTCCTGATTGAAAGTCTGTCAAATATTCTTTTCGTACCCAAACTTTTTTTGTGGGTAGATTTGCTATGTAGTTTGCCATGTCTTAAAAAAGTCCGAAATTTCGTATCCGTCTAATTTTGCTTTGTAATCTGATGATTCACCCAGATAATAGTAATCATAACCCAATCTTTTATATAGTGCAATCTCACTTTTATTTGCAACGTGACCTAAACTTAACTTCTTATTTTGATAATTCCATGCAAACTGGTCTGCCCACACACTATTGACACTCTGAAAGCGATATGCAAGAGTGAATGCAACCAGTTCATTGCCGTCATAATAACCAATGATGTCAGAGTGATTCAATTCAAACTCTTCTCGAAAGATTGGAACTACATCTTCAAAACCTTTATACTCAACATAC